TTTTAATTTACATTAAGCCATGTTAATGGACTATCAAGATGTTATATTTAAACCATCTTGCTTGTTTGTTGCTGTATTAGAGTAATTTTCAAATGAATTGCCAGTGCATATATTGCCATACGTTGTTATCCTGTCACCTTCTACTCTTATACCTTCTTCCTGTGGTTTTGGAAAGGCTCCTAATGGGGTTTCACCACATGCTATATTACCGCAGACAGAAATGCGGTTGCAGTTAATAATGCGGATTCCAGTATTTTTATTGTCATTAGAGTTATTATTACTAACACTTCCAAAACTACTATTTTTTACGGTTATCCCGTTTTGTCCGCAAAGGTAAACGCTGTTGCTTTCAATATTGATACCTATACTATCATCAATACTTAATCCCGGCCCAGAAGATTGACGACCAGAACTTACCCAGTTATTTGAGAAATCAACGTAACGCCCACCAATTATCTGTACCCCCGCATAGTAATTATCATCTATGTCACAACCAGTAACTTTGTTAACAGTAAATTCAGGTCCTGGATATGTTGTACGATCTGTGCTGAAGCGGAGGCCCGTGTCGGCGTTATGATAAATAACAGAATCTCTGAACCAAACAGATGGCATTTGAGTTATACTGGCACCATCTCTAGCACTTCTGGCGATGAAGCATTTGTTGAATACCAGTCCGCCGCCTATAGTCCCCTGCTCATCTACTTTTGGTGTTATTAAAATATTTTCTCTTCCCTTTGACTCAACAAATTCACATTGAAAAAATGACCAATCAGAAGATCCCTCAATCCAGGATCCAATACCACCTTTAACTCTAACACTACGCATATTACCAAGGGTAGTAAAATAGGTATGGAAACCTCTATGCGTATCAATAGGGAATATAGAAACATCCTCCCATACAATTCCGTCAATTCGCCCTTCCCATGTCCCGTTTCTGGAGCAGTGGACAATAAAGTCTGTTACATTTGGCGCTTCAATTTCGCGAATATTGGTTGAGTTCCCTCTCACAAGGTAGGTATCAGTAAGGGTAAAGAATGTTGTATAAATATCACCAGCCGGAAAGATAAGCGCCCCCGTAGCAGCAGCGGCTAAAATATACGCCTTATTATCAAACGCACTCCCGGCGTTCGGCACAACACCAAACTCAGTGGCATCACCCGGACCCGTGATACGTTTCCAAGCATATGTGGATGCTACTGCAATAGTGCCACCATCGTCCGTTAAGCCAGTTTTATCGACGCACTGAAATACGCCAGCACCATAACCCTGATGCTCTGTATGCCAGCCTGTGAGTAGGGCGTAATCGCCTATCTCATTTGAATTATCATCACGCATTTCCTGGAATGATTTGAATTTTAATTCTAGCTTGTTCAATGTGTCATATACGTTACTGTCTTTATACCCTACTTTTTTAGATCCATCCGGCTCAGCCAGTTCTTGTCGGAACTGATCTGGGTCATACTTCAATACGTTAGCAATATAATCAACCTGAGAACCATAGGCATCATAGATAGCCATGCTATGACCCTGAACGGTGACAATTTTCACCAGTTGACCGTTGTATACGATTTTACCGGCTGAGTTGATAATTAGCGGCTGAGCAATCTGGACGTGAGATCCATCCTCATTTTCAATGTATACTGGTATCTGATTGGCAGGATTAACAGGATCGGTATCAATCTGACCAATGTAAATTTTCCCATTCGCAACAGCTTTAAACGAACGGGATTCAGTGAAGACGGGACGAGGGTTAGAAACAACTACGTTTGCAGTGATATCTGTCATTTAATGTGCTCCAGATGAAAGTAATCGTCGCAGCGTGGCTACGGCAATGCGTCATTAAGACCACGGTGGTCTTATTGTGGATACAACCAGTAGATCATATGATGCCGATCCACTTACAAAAGTGAGGCATCAGAAATGGGAAGAGATGACCCGCAATTTAACCTCAGGTTACCCTACGAGCTGAAAGAAAAGGTTAAGCAGAGGGCAAAGGCAAACGGAAGGTCACTAAATGCAGAGCTAGTACAGATAGTGGCTGATTCACTTGAAAAGCCTACGCCTGTAATCGGATACAGGGATGATGCTGAACGCGAAGCAGACATCGTATCCAGAGAAATTCAAGAATTAGTATTCGAAAAGTTGAAAGATTTCTATCGAAAAAAATAGCCCGGCGAACCGGGCTTTACTCATTTTTTGCAAGCTATATACATGCTTCTTGATATGGTGTTTGTTGCAAATGCGTTGCCAGTACTTCCGTCAATGTTTGCAATAGCTCCCTGATCACTACCAGTGCTAATCAGGTCATAGCCTTTTGAACCACAAAGATCTCCGGCCTTGGCCTGACACATAGCCCATGAACCACCTACTCCAGAGCATTCTATGGTATATGCCTCTCTTCCATCTGGAGCATACGTTTTTGTTGCTGTAGCGCACCCAGCGAGAAATACACAAAAACAGCCAACCATCACACCTTTTTTCATTATCATCACCCAATTAAGTAAGGGATTCAGATAATATATAGATCAAAGAATGATCTCTATTGGTTCCTACGAGGATTTATGAACAGAGACTTATTGAACTTTGCATTCCTTATCTTCGGCATCGTAGTTGGTAGACTGCTATTCGCTTAATGCATCTGATTTAGCGCCTTGAGCAACAGAGTTAACAGCCCGCTCAACTTCGGCTAACGCTTTCTCGAATGCGGTAGAACCACGTGGAGTATTAGCCAGGCGAAGCATTGAATTACGTGCTGGTTTACTCTCATACATTCTTGCCAGCAAACCATACCCGCCACCAACACCTACCAGCGCAGGGTTAGTTACCGTTCCAATACCTAGGATGAACGGTATAGTTTGCTGACCTGTAGGCGTTGTTACTCCTGCCTGACCAGCACGCTTGGTTGACTCAAGATAGTTCTTCAGTCCTTTCAGATACGCAGCATCTCGTCCTTTAAAAGCGATTCCCGTCTGGGTAGACATTAAATTAACCTGGCGCAGGAACTGATCCGGAGAACCGCCTGATTTCTCCATAGCCTTTCCGATGATGCCGTTACGCATCTGAGCGCGTCCCACATGACCGACTGACCGGTACAGATTCTGAACTTCTGATTTGTTCTTGCTGAACAACATGTTGTTGACAACTTCAGGGGTTAGATCCCCTTTCATCAGAACGTTCTTCAAGCGGGTATTCTGGAGCTTACTAGCCTCATCTGCGTATACCGCATTGGCCTGCTTGTATCTGCGCAGAGTGTCGTTTCCAAGGTTCTGGCCAATGGAGTTATCAATGTCTCCTGTCATTGCCCTGTATACACGCTGCACTGCCGCCTCAGCTGGCGGTGGCATTTGTGTCCTTTCTCCTCTGACATCCATCCTAAACTGCGTTCTCAGTCTGCTTAACTGTTCCAGGTTAACATCACCTTTAGCCAATTCATTCCTGTATGCCTGAAGTTTGCTAATTGTATCCGTGTCGGCAACTTGTCCTAATTTTTGCAGTTTTCCAATCTCATCATCTATCTGCTGAATTGCTCGCGTTGGCTGAATGTTGACTCCTGTCATTGCGCTCTGAACTTGCTCAAGACGGTTCCCTGCTGCTTTCCGAATTCCTGATGTTTTTGCCTTCAGGCTGCCAATAACAATTGACGGATCATACTCACCAAACCGTGATGCAAATTCATCTACCAACTGACTGCGAGCTTCTTGCTGATTAGCTCGCATTGAACTTGTCCCGGCAAATGGGATGTTTTCAGCCGTTGTTTGAGCCATGCGCCCGACTCGTGAGTTTGGCGGCAAAACATCGGTTGTGTGCAATGGCACATCTGCGGAGTTAGCAAATCGGATTGCCTGTTGTGCTTCAGGAGAGATTGCACCACGCACACCACGATATACAGCGCCGGCGGCACGACCTAACTGGTTAATCGCCCCACCAAGTACAACACCAGTTCCGAGGTCAGTGGCGAGTTCCTCAGGGTTGTCCTGCACACTATTTGCAGCCATAGATCCAACTGCGTTTTCTGCCAGCAAGCGAGATGCTCCTTGTGCAACTCTCCCGGCAATGGTTGGAGCCTGCGCCGCAATACGTTCAGCTCCTACCGGAGTTAGATAGGGCAATGCTTCTGAGAAGATTTTCCCTTCTGTTGTTTGCGGGGTTAGCGCTCCCTGCTGAAGACCAAAATCTTGAGCAATCCCCTCAGTAGTAACACGAGGAGCGGGCTGATAAGTTCCGTCGCCTAACCCTAGTTGCTTGCCAGCCCACGCGCCGGCGCTGGCAACCGCATCAGCCATCGATGCAGGAATATTTGCCAGGTTCACTCCAGCCTGAAGCATTCCGCGTCCTGTTTCTGCTGCCGCGCTCACGATGTCAGAAAGGAAGCCCCCCCGATCTTGTGGCTGTGCTTCCTGCGGTGCCTGTTGAGGCTCTGCTGACGGCACCGGATACGCAACATAGAAAGCCTGTTTAGCCTGCTCAGCCTGATCGCCTGCCTGAGGTGCAACCACTTCATTGAAGTATTGCTCCTGAGCCTGTGCCTTCTGTTCTGGTGCCAATGCCTGATATTGCTGAGAGGCAATAACGTCTTTCCATGCCTTAGCCATTAATCACCCCATAGTGAAGAAAAGTTGCTGTTGGATGCAGGCTGTGATTTCTGTACAGGTTGGGATTGCTGATACTGCGATTTACCAACATCAACATTGTACTGCTGGTTGTAATTGTTGGTGTATTCCTGAATCTCACGAATAGACTGCTGCATAGCCTTCGGGCTAGAGTAATCTACTTGCGGCATCCCCTGAAAATACATCTTCGCTTCTGCAATGGTGTTGATACCGCTAGCGCCCATATCTCTTGCTGCTGCCACGCCCTGATTCTGCATTCTTCCCTGAATACGTTGTGCGGAGTTATATAACTGGCGTTGCTCTTTGCCTGTGAGTCGGCTGCGAACATCTGCACCAATTGCCGGATTTCCAGCTCCGCCAGTCATGCCAGTCATGAAATCGAGAGCAGAAGCATCTGCATTTGCGATTGCGTCAATGTCTTTCTTCATCGCGTAGTTCTGTGCGCTTGCCGCAGACGTTGGAGGTGCTGCAATAGCACTTGCCGGGACACGAACCATATTGCCGTTATCGTCAATACCTTCGTAAAATGCATTAGCCCCTGCGCCGTGAAGTTTTCCGTCAATGTTGACTGTTCTACCATCTGCAAGCTGAACGACACGATTCCCGTCGACTCCTGATATCGTTCTGGCGTTTGCCCTTTGCATTGCCAAATCCTGACCGCGGCGGGCTGTAGAGGCTGACATGTCTTGTCCGCGCATAGTAATATTTTGCCCGCGAGCCTGAAGTCCTTCCCCTGCTTTATTGCTGCGTATTGTTTCAGCAAGTCGACCTCGGTCAATCTCGCGACCTGTCAACTTATCCTGAATATCAAAATACTTTTCTGGTCCTACCGCGTGCATCCCAATAAGGTCTGTTAACTGCGTGAAGCCTTCAGGGCTTTGTTGATATGTCTGCCACGCCTGTTCAGGAGATACGCCAATTTGCTGCAGCGTATTCTGGTGAGTGGCCAGCTCTCGCATCACCGCTTCTGGCCCCTGAGCGGCGGCGATGTTCAATCTTGCAGACATATCTCCCATAGCCTGATTGCGATCAGCATCAACAAAACCCATGCCCTGACGAATTGTTTCAATCTGGTCTGGATTGGTGGCCGCAAGTTGACGCAAGGCATCGCGGTCACCTGCCGCATAAGCCTGACCGAAAGCTTTTTGAAAGTCAGAAAGCCTCTGAGCAGCCTCATTCTGCTGTATTGCCTGGCCAACTGCGCCAAGCCCCTGAGCAAGTTGAACTCCAACGTTTGGGCGATGGCTGAAGTCGTAACTGGATAATGATGGTTGTCCGGGCGCGTTCTGGTTCGCTACCTGCATTGATGGCAACCCGGCGAGTTGAAATGTAGCCACGATAACTCCTTAGAAGAGTGAGCCAAGCAATCCGATACCTGCGCCAATACCAGCACCCCATGGCGTCGATGCACCAAGCATCCCGGCAAGACCAGCTCCTGCAAGAGCACCACTTGTACCACCGCTAATGGCACTTCCAAGCGTGGATTGACCAGAACCCTGAGAGCGGATAGCCGCCATCTGTTGCGCAAGATTACCTGCGTTATTTGCATAGTTCTGTCCAGCCGATGCCTGTCCTGCTGCCGCAGACTGACCAACGTTTAACAGGTTGCCATAGTTTTGCATCTGTCCGGAAAGCCAGTTTTGCCCGAGCGTTGGTGCAATGGATGCAATTTGGTTTGATGTTGCTGTAGAACCAAGACCTCCGGTGGCTTCCGCTGCATTCAGGCTTTGATAGCGAGCCTGATCAGCCAACTGTTTATACTGGTCTGAGTTGTAATACTGATTGAGAGCGCTGTTCTGACCTTCCAGCGTTGATAGCTGCTGAATCTGCTGGAGAGCCGGCAAACCTGCGGCGGCGTAAGGTGCCAACTGTTCCATCACACGATTGAATTGTTGGTTTTGCAGGTCTGCGGCGTACTGTGTTGCTCTTGCGGCCTCTTTTGCTCCGCTGCTTGATGAGCCGCCTTTACCGCCTTTTTCAGGATAATAAGGTTCCTCACCGCGCAGTTTTCTGCCCAGCGTAAATGCATATAACATGTTTATCTCCCGTGATTCAGGAAGTCGATTAGTTCTTCGCGTGTGGCGCTGTAAAACGTCACGTCATCCACGCCTTTGAAGTATTTCTTGATGGTTCCTACACGCTTAAGACCAATCATTGCGCAGTACATCTGACCGTGGCGAAATTTGCGTGCAGCAAATGATGTAACGCACTGAACGGTGGTATTGGTAAGAATATATCGCCAGAACGTCAGCCCGATTTCCTTACTGAATCCTCTAATCTCAGGCAGATACATGGCGTGGCATTCAAAGGTTAGCGGCTGAATCTCGTTGTAATACACGATGCCACCGAACTGACCATGTACGTTCACTTCGAAATAGCGGTACTCAGGTTTGTAGTCGTATCCGTCACCGTTGTTACTCCCGGCGATGATGTCGGGATGGTTGCCGACCGTTTCTATCAGATCGATGTTGCGTGTTGGAATGAATGTAATCATTAATCAATCAGCCCATGTGCACGCAAGGCGTCTTCCAAAGCCTTAGTGCGCCGACGCTCAGCAATTAGAGCATTGGCTATAGCCTGGATTTCAGATTGCGTGTAAGTATCGCTAACGGTGAATGTCAGGTCAGCATTGAATGCGCCTTTATTCGCCGTACCTGTTGCCGCGGTCCATCCAGTCTGGCGAGCGCCAACAACTTTTGTACCGTTAACAGAATAACTTCCTGATACGCTAAGGGATGAGGTAAGAGTTTGAATTCCTGTTCTGCTGAGTGAAACATAATCAACGATTATCTCTGATACCTTACCGTCGATATCCTGAACTTTTATTTTCAGACCATTAACATCATTCTCTATTTCAAGAAGCTTTACTTTTATTCCTGAAATATCCTCTTCTGTTTTTGCAATTCTTTTTTCGTGCTCATCAAGAATTACATCCTGCTCATCATTTCTGACCTGCGCATCATAAGCACCGCCTCCTGCCTGATTTGCCTTTTCTGCAATGGAGCCAACATCAGTACCCTGATTTATGACATACAGAAGGTAAGACTGACTGAATATGTTGCGAGGGAGAATAGATGCATCAATGCGTGTAGCCTGAACCACGACAGGCTTATTAAGTGACGGGTCTGCCATATGTTACTCCAGACGAATTTGACACCCGGATAGTGTTACAGGTGATTTGGTGATTACCCGCAGTTTGAATCCGATTAATCGACGAATACGACCTACACGCTTCCATAAAACTCTCTTGTCGTACACAAACGGCTCATTCTGCTCAATCATCTGTTCGCGACCGTAATTGATTCCGTCTGTGGTTGCAGACAGGAACAGGCGGTCAGCGTATTGAGCAACACCAGTGGATGATTCAACTTCGAGGTCGAAGCATCTGGCATTGTCCGCTTTGAAGAGGGGTGTAAACAACAGGTGTTCTTGCTGCTTGTCGTACTGGCTACTAATGTCGAATTGCAACTGCCCTGTCACCGCTTCTGACTTGTCGCCACACGCAATCTGGTTTCCTTCGTACATGAAATCGATGGCACGATAAACATCGTCGTATAAACCTGTTTTCAGTATGCACCATTGCGGCCCGTTCTGGCTTGATGAGGCATCGTAAACCAGCACATGACGCGGGAGATGGATAATCAGCAGTTCATGCGAATCGAATCTCAACGCCTCCATCACCCCGGTTGCCAGTTCATCAGCCGTGTATGAGCGGATAATTTTCTCAATACTGGCCGTCGCAATTGGTGAAGCCTGCCCTGACCCGATGATGTAGACGGAAGGTGCGCCAGTAGCCGGGTGACTGATGAATGCATATGAATCAGCGAATGGCGTTTTACAGTATGTTCCGGCAATCCCCTTCTGTACCATTAACGATGGCTGCGCGACATACAACGCAGCGCCAACGGTAGTTGCGCCTGTCAGGGAGAAATACTCTATCGTCGATGAGCCAAAGCAGACGATGAAATCTCGCCATGAACCTATGCCAATTATCCCGTCAGGCTGCGATTCTGCGCGATATTCTGCACTGTAGCGGTCAGGATGCGATTCATCTTCAAGGTCAGTGATAAACCATGAATCTGTACCGTCTTTTGACCATGCATAACGCCCACGTAAGCGAGTAATGTCACGGACTGAACCTAACTCATACTGCGTGAATCCGCTGTCTGCAGGCCAGTTTGAGACGGTTTTAACCGTGCCATCATAGCGATACTCGACCAGTTGACCATTAACGCCTACCGCCTGTGATGTGCGACCATGTGCCATTGATACGCGACCGCCTCCGGCTACATCACCGACTACGGTTTCCCCTTTGTAGAGCTTGCTGCCTAAAACGCGATATACAGCGTTCTGAGCGGTATTGTATTCAACGCCACGCGATACACCATTTACATCGTTGCGCTTCGCTATGCCGGGGAATGAGCGTAAATAACCCGATGAGTTGAGGGCTTCTTTCGGTGTAGCCAACATATTGATTGGTAGGTAATCAATATAGTCGGCATTCTTGAAGTCTTTACCCATTCCCTTCATCATGGGGAGTTGTTGAATCGACATTCTGTTCTCCGGGGAAATAATGCCATTCGTTCAGATTGGCGAAACTGTTTCCACTGCCAGTTGGCATACGTGACGGGTAAGGAGCTCTTTTTGCTCTGGCGATGGCGGTCTGCTTATAGAGAAGCTCCTTCCCATATTTAGCGGTTGCGATAATTTTGGCAGTAGCCTCAAGCGCATAATCCGGCGCAATTCTGCAGGCCAGATTGTGGAATACTGCGCTGACTGCACTAGAGCGAAGGCCGTGGCCGTCACCTTCAGCGGGAGGATTATCATCACCTGAGAATGCATAGCCAGTGATGATGCCCTTTCCGTCCTGATACCATTCGGCCATCATCGCTTCGAGGTCATCTACGGCATCCTGCATAGACTGTGGCTCAACATCAGTGAGAGTTGCATCTGATGCTACACCAAGCTTACGCAGCGCTGCCCTGACCAGATCGCCTTTAGTCTTTATCTGCATCGCTTACCGCCTTGGGCTTACGTCCTTTGCGCGGCTTGGCATCGCCTGATTCCGAGGACAGCAACTTTGAAGGATGGTTAAACCAGCCATCTTTGACATATTCGGGAAGTTCGCTGGAGTCGATGACCTTCATCTGAGCCATTACGCCCCATACCATGACGCTTCCACCTGGCTTATAGATTGCTATTTTCATAGCCACTCCATAAAGAAAGGGGCCGAAGCCCCTGTTGGTTACGCAGTCTGACCAGGCAGGCCAACACCGATTGCTTCCGGACGTGTCGCGTTCACGCCATACCACAGCGCAATACGGCACAGGCCGGACAGGGTGGAAATATCACCCTGCGTAGCGAAGATACCGTTAAGGCCGACATCCGGGATGCTGAATGAGGTAGTTTTCATACCTGCAAACAGTTCGTGGTTAGCCGGAATGGGCTGAGACACAATACGGATGGCGTCATCAGCCCAGAACACGTTGGTGCGAGCATCCTTAACGTTCAGGATGTTCACCGCCATTGCATCAGCCAGCGAGGTGTTAACGTTGGCGTATGCCCGTTGCTCAGGAGAAAGAGAAACATCATCCAGTGCTACAGGCTTCGGCGTGATTTCAACGTGAGTACCATCAACAACGCGAACTACGGAGAAAGTAGCGTCCTGCGCCAGTACGTTCTTAGCCATCTGACCAAGGAACTTCACGCCAGTAAACGAAATTTTGTCGCCGCGTTTCAGGCCGGTAGTTGCAGACAGGGTGACGGTAGCAAAACGGTTATCAACGTTAACTTTGTTGCCATCGTTATCCAGTTGCCATGCGACAGGCTTGAAGGACTGCGCACCGGATACAGTGATGCCAGTTGCGGTGGATTTTGTCAGCACAGGAAGTTTCGGAGAGCGCAGGACATCATCGAAGCCAGCAACCTGACGCTGAATGGTGCCATCGCGGTACGCTTCTTCAGGGATGCGCCCGAAGATATCACGCTTGGTCAGGTCATAACCCGCCTTTTTGTAGTCCTGCGGGTTGAAGAAGTACGATGTGCCCATGTCGCGGTTAAGTTCGCGGGAGAACATGATTTCTTCTGCGTCGGCCACAAAGTTCCATGCGTCTGCGGTATTAGTGCCGATTGCATCCGGCGAAGTGATAACTAATGACCCCATCTCGGCGGCCATGTTTGCGACTTTCAGCTCAACGTTGTTAGCCAGTTTGCGAGCTGCTGACTGGATGCGGTGACGATACGCAGTCTCGTCTCGCAAGTCATCTGCGCGTAACTGGAAGAAGTCGTTATCCGGCTCTCCCATGTTTACCGCGACGTTAAGCTCCAGTAACCCTGTCGCTTTATCAGTTAAATCCCAACCCTCCTGAGTGGGGGACTCCTGCTCTACAGGCATCCAGATGGTATTGCTGGAGCGCTGCATAGAAGAAGCAGGCGGGGTGTATTTCTTGGCTTTCTGCGCCATTGGAGTGATTGCGGAGATGGTGTCAATAATCTCATCCACCGCCAGTGTAACAATTTGACCTTCGTTCAAAGCCATTATCGGATTCCTTTAAGTTTTGCCTTTAGCTTGCGGTAGGTTTCCACATCGCCCTTGCTCGCAGCTGCATCCATCTGTTTACGAATGGCATCTTTATTTGCTGCGCTGACATCACCGGTAATCGGCTGGTCAGCAGGGGGAGCGGAAGAGATTTGTTTACCGCGAGGCTTGAGAGTTAAGCGTTCGGATAGTCGAGTGAGTTCAATCAGCGCGGACTGCCCATCCATCGCCAGTAACTGGCGGGCTCTCTCCGGGTTTGCACCCAGGTGATACATGAGCGCGGCGGACTTCTCCGGGAACAGGCGCATAATGTCGGCCCCAACCGCAGGCGGAACCAGTTGCATAAATGCGTCTTCTTTCTCCTGATAGTCAGGGATATTGAGCTTTTCCGCCGCGTCATAGTGTTTGCGGGCAGCTTCGACGTATTGCGCTGATTGCTGGGTAAACTCCTGAGTCTTGCGGCCCTGTTCTGCTACGGCATTGCTGCGGGCGTCCTGCGCTTTCATTAGCCATTCGGTATTAGCAGCATTGAAAGCGGCAAGCGCACGGCTGTTGTCATAGTCATATTTGGCCAGGCCTTCTTCTGACAGATAGGCATTAATATCCGGCTGAGGTGGAAGGTCAGGGTTTACCCGTAAACTCTCCGGCAATTCTCCGCGTTTAACTGCTTCCATCTGCTGCTCAAGCTCGCGCTGTCGTTTGCGCTCGATGCGGCGGCGGGCGAATTCTGCGTTCTTTGCCGGGTCTTGTTTTGGTGCTGTCTCATCGTCCTTCAGGACAATCTCAAAGCCCTCTTCCTGACCTGCATTGTCGTTGGCATTATCGACAACTAAGCTATCAGCAGATGCCGCTGCATAATCGCCGGACAGGGTTAAGTCTTCAGTTGCCTGAATTTCGGTGGTTGGTTCCATGATTAACTCTCTCTTATTGAGGTGTCTCGGCTACACTGCCGGAAGGTTGATTTTGTCTCTGCGATTGCAGGATATTGGCAATGTCCATTCGCTGCTTGTGCGTCTGTTCATTGCCTTTAAGGAGTAACTCAGCATTTGCGCGAGCGTCTTCGCTGCGGTCCTGCTGGAATGAAGCAACGGTTTTGAGGAACTCTCTAAACTCGGACTGTTTATTGAGATCCATGTTGTTGAATATTTCTGCGATTTTCGCAGCGTTAAGTTGGTTTTGAGCTTCGACTTTAGCCGCGTCGATTTGAAGAGATAGCGTCTGATTCTGCGCTTTAGCCAGTTCAGCCTGACCTTGCAACAGCACACCCTGCGCCTGAACCATTGCCGGGTCTTGCTGTCCTTGTTTGGCCTGCTGCGCTTCGACAAACCATTGCTGCTCTTCAGGTGTTTCCGGCTTCTTAACGCCCATCTGAATAAGCTGCTTATTGGCATAGTCACGCATCATCTCGACACCTTTACCATCAAGCAGGGTGAAGTACTGAAGCAACAGCATTTGATATTCTGGCGTTCCCTGTTGCGTCTTGCCGAGCAACTCAAGAATTTCTGCACGGTTTTGCTGCTTCATGGACTGGAATGATGGTCCAACATCCGTGTAGCATTCATAGCGCCCCCTGATATCGTTCAGTACCTGCCGTTCACCAGTGGCAAGGTCAACAACCTCAGCCATTAGCTGAACCTCTTTTTCGCTGCCATCCTCAAGGGTGATTACCACGTTGCGAGGAACATCGTAGATGTCATTAACTATCGACTGGTAAATCTCGCCGTCACGACGCATAGCGGTAGCCAGATTATCCTGAAACACGTATGTCTCAAGGTCAGCGCGCATGTTTAGCTGGTTAACAGTGTCGTAGGCTACCTGTCCACCGTTTACCGCCTCTGCATCAACACCTAGCGTCGCGACTTCTTTCACTGCCGCGGTGGCTGCTTCCAGCATGTAGGCGTTGGCTTGCGGGACCTCCGGGTTTTCGTAATATGCCAGCGGCTGAGTTGGCATTTCTCCGTTGTTCTCATCCGTGCGATTGAGCAGGTAATACGGGTAATCGTCGTTACCGTCATACATATGCTCAAAGCCTGCAATCTGCTCAGGCCAGAAGAAAGGCTTCTTCTTCGGAGTACGGGCAACGATGTCGGCGTTGAACGACATAATCATGTTGCGCAGACGCTGACCGTCTTTTGTCAGGCGGACGACCCCCTCATACACTTCTTTATCTTCAACGAAGCCCCACTCGCCGAATACCGGAACAATGGGGATATGTTCGCCAGCAATGAGCTGCTTGTCTTTGAGTACAGCGGTGCAGGTGATAATCGATTTGTATACCCGGCGACGCTTAATCTGGCGCTCTGCAATTTTGATAAATCCACTATCAGCCAGGTCGTCGATGACGTCTTTAATATCGCGCTTAAAGTAGCTTACCGGCTCACCCGTAACCGGGTCTTGGTAGATATACGCCGTCTCTTTCTTCTCGACCACTTCGTAAAACTCAGCGATCTGAATTGTGTCCTGCGTCAGCCATGGAAATACCCAATCGTTGGGGTTCTGGAATGATGGAATATCATCAGCATCGAGGTCGTATTTTTCTGCGAAATCCTCCCAACCATTCTGGCTCATTGAGTGGATAACTGTGCAGTGACGGGCGTCAGACTTGTCCATCAGTTTGCTGTTGCTGTCCCAGATAACATGGGAGCAGGCACTATGGATAGGCTCTCGACGGATAACCTGATTGTTGCTAGTTGGACTTTGGTCTTCGTAGTCAGTGACCAGACGCCACGCACCCACGCCTGCTTCAATCTGCTCACGAACGGCTATGTTGACAGCAATTTTCGCCGTATTGTGCCGCATGTCGGTGCGATACATGCCCATCAGCACATCAGCAGCGTCAGGACTTGCTCCATCCTTTGGACGATACAGAACATCAATAGGGTTCTGACGCATCTCAGAAACGAGCTTGCGCACCACTGGACGTACAACATCGAACTGCCCGCGATACTGCAGGGTTGTGTATTGTGATAGCCAGTCATCCCACTGAGATACGCGGGAGAAGAAGAGATCATTCTTGGCCTCCCTTCTGGCTTCATCGCTGGCTGTCCAGTCCGCATCAAAGCGCGACAGGATGCTCTCCAGCCTGTTTTTATTGTCGGCCATTATCGTCCTCTGCGTACTGGTCTAATCGGTGCGGGGATTACTTTTGAAGGTTTGTTTTTAACTACCGGGAATGCAAACGTCAGCGCCAGTGCATCGGCCCGATTGGGTGATGGAACGCCACGGCGTTTCATATCGTCTTTCGACTCCAGAACAATCTTACCGTCTAGCTTTACTTTGTATTCAGGGGCGACAATCTCATCAGCGGTCTGCTGGTCATCAATGCTTCCGCCTTCATTCAGCCAGGATTTCATTGCGTTCCACATCTCGCCGCGCTTATTGAGCATTGCTGGGTCTTTCGATTCTCCCGCGAAGCTCACAAGTTGCCACTTTCTGCCCCACGACTTACCAACAGAATGAATACCCGTGCCGTAACCGAAATCAATGAACACCGCGTCAGCTTTGTGTTCATCCTCGATAGCAGCCACTACCTGAGCAAACTTCACATCGTCGTCTGTTTTAGGGTAAGAGCCTAAAAGCCTTGAATAAAGCCCCTGCCGCAGATAGATACACGCCTCATCACTGCCTGAGTATGCCGGGTCAACGCCGATAATCTTTGGAGCGAATCCATATTGACTGTGCTCCAGCTTTCTTGACATACCGGCATCAGCATAGCTTTGGGGAATAAATTGCAGGTCAGACGCAGACGGGAAGAGGCCACGAACGCGTACTTTAAAGAAGTCGCTATCCTCACCGTAATCGTTTCGCCATTCTTCAATGAGCTCTTTGTTCGTCATCTTCGCCAGACGGCTATCAATTTGCTTGCGCCTCCAGCGATGCTTGAATTTACGGAAACATTCACGGAAGCGCCCGGTGTTACGTGTCGGGTTGCCGAACGCGAACCAGAAAGGCTCTCCGTCTGTCAGGCCTCCCTCTGCCACCTCCCAAATCTTGTCAGGCACCGCAGAAGCTTCATCGAAAATGTAGAATGGGCTTGAGTTTGCAGCATGAAGACCAGCAAATGATTCGCTGTTTTCCTCGCGACAGGTCTGGCCGTCACAACGCCATGACTCCATGTGGTCTACATGGTAGATGTTCATATTACCTTTGCCGTTGTTGTACTCGAACCAGTGCCCGGTAATGCAGCGCTTCTTCCATTTGCCAAGCTCGCCCCATGTTTTGGTTCGAAGCTGCTCTGAGGTGTTAGCTGTTACAACACCCTTGCAGAACGGGCGGGTGCTCATGATGTAGAGAATTACCCATGCAGTGAGTGCACTTTTCCCGATGCCGTGACCTGAGCTTGTTGCGCAGCGGTATGCTTCTACTGGCTTTACACCATCAAAGTTGTTAGTGCGAATCGCCTCACCCCAATCAGTGAGAAACTCTTTCTGCCACTCATCTGGACCGTCGAAGCCATCAAGCTCGCCAGCTCCCCACTCAAATGCATACATCACAAATCCGAGTGGGTCATAGAAGAATCGCCCCATATCGTCGGCAAGCATTGCCTCAAATTCTGATGACATCACTCACCCCTTGCGCGTTTACGGGCCTCCTGAATGCGCTGAATCAGGCTAACCTCTCCGGTGTGTTCTACTTCCTGTTTGTCACGCCATTTATCTCGCTGCCTGTTCTTAAGCCAGAAAATGGCAGCAGTCGTATCGGGTGGATAATGTTTCACAGTAGGAGTTATGACGATCGAACCATCGACAGCGCGAATATCATCTTCTGGGTGTTCGTACCCGGTGGCGCGGTGGAATAACTTTGCGGCGACTTCACTGTCCGCAACAGCCTTACCCTTTTTTATGGACTCAAGAAAATCAGGATGCGCGTGCTTCCACGCATTGATTGTTTGCTCGCTAACATCAAAGAAAGAAGCCAGTTCCGCATCTGTATGCCCTAACAGACAAAGTTTTCTCGCCTGCTCGGCATACTCTGGTTTGTAAGCCGATGGGCGACCAATTTTCTTATCTTCAGCCGCCATATCATTTCCTTGTTAACTTCCTTGGGTAGTTGCGATAGTCACGTTAGCAGAACCATCGAATGACGTTGAACCTGTGACAGCGCCGGTTAGTGTGATAGTGCGAGCAGTAGATAACTTATCCGCTGTCTCTGCATTCGTTACTGAACCGCTTGCAGAAGTGTACTTAGCTTCAAATGCTGTCTTGCTCATATAGAGGAGCTCGCCGTACTGGCTTCGGAACAGATATCCACCGACCTCCGGCTTGAATACGGCTACTGTTTGCGCTGACATGTACTGGTCAGTATACGGACCATCGAATTCTGCATTAGCGCTGCCGTCATTAGCGTATTTGATAGCTTTAATCGGAAGAGCGGACACATATACACCGTCAGCATCTTTGTAGAGAGGCCACGATGGCGTGAAATTTGGATTTGCCATGATTATGCTCCGGCAGTGAACAGGTCTAACGCTTCCCTCGATTTACGAACCGCTTCGATAGTGCGGGTCGTGATATCTGAATTAGCGCCACCTGACTGGAAGTGAATTTTGAATAGCTCAAGCTTCAGCTCGTCAGTGCCAATGAATTGAAATGCTTCTTCTGCGGCTGCGTTCTGGTTCATGACCAGTTTGTAAATCTCTAACTGGAATTTCTGTTCTTCAGTCATGGGAATAATTCCTGCCATTGTGTTGGCTCCGGTTGTTGGGATAAGCCATTGTCGAGGCCACTCATTGAATGGCCTCTGCAATAACCGATGTCTTTCCATCAGTCCGCCACCACAAAGAATCTTTTTTGCCATAAGGCAGGAGGTTCATCTTTCAGTGGCAGCCAGTGTTATTTCCCCACTTTCTGGCTTGGGTTATTTCGCGGTACTGCCGTAACTGGTTTCCCAGAATAAATTCTGGTTTCATTATCAAGCCCACCCGTAGATGGGCTTTGTAATGAAAAGCTGTTATGAAAATTGCTCTAAACAAGCATTAATAGCCATCAGAAGTAAGCGCTACAGATTTCAACCCCTCAATGTCATCCTTGGACAGGGCGAACCATTCACCGTGCTTTCTCTTTGCGGCAAATTTGCGATGAAGCATGTTTTCAGTTTCTCTTCCACCAGGGATCAGGCACTCAAGCTTCAAACAGTCTGGTCCAGAGTTGCCAAGCGATTTGATGCGTTGTGGAATGTTGGATGAATACCCAATTTTGGTTAGCCCAGTTTTCTTCGATGACAAAACGTATACCTGAGGAGGTTCTTTTCTCTGGTCTTCCATTACTCGTCTCATTGTTGCCATAAGTCCGCCGTGCATCAGCATTTCAACAAAGAACGCTGACCGAACACCTGACGACTTAAGCATGCCAGAAAATTCACTTGCCAATTCCATTAACTCTGCGATGTTTTCAGGAACTTTTTGGCAGTTATCTTCCTTGTATAAGGAAATCATTCTTTGAAGCTTTTCTTCTAATTGGTTCATAGCGTCTTTACCTTTTAGAAAGTGAGCCTGTCTCACAGAAAAGCCGCCCGAGAGAGGTCGCCACCTATAACGGCATTTCTCAGGCTCGCTTACTGAAAGGCTCTCGTTTATATGCGCGTGAGATGCGCTGTGAAATTCAGATATAAAAAAGCCCCGCGAATGCGAGGCTAAATCCTGGTATTTGTAATGAACTGGCTCTTATCTCAACGCAGCCCCTTACTGCGCGCCAGATGCTCAATATCAAGCATCAGCAATGAGATGTTTAATCTGGATTCACTCCAGAAGTGATCACCACCCTGCCTACAGAGCCAGATGTGAAGGATGATGAGTAAAATTATCGCTATCATCGAAGGCATTGCGTCCTGATGTATTCCTGAAGCGTTCTCAGTGCTGCTTGGTCGCTGATGATTCCGTCCCGGATACCGAGAACGTTTCGTCCAGCAACCGGAGAGAGTTCGACGGTGGCATCATTGCCCATGCCGGAGGCGCTGGAGGTTTCGGCTGAGGATGACACAGGGCATTTTCCTTTGACGAGCACCCGACCACCATTATCAAGCTTGCGCCGAAGAGCATCATTTTCAGCTTTCGCATCAGCGAGTTCCTTTGTATATCTTGCATCGAGGGAAGCAACGTCACGCTGGCGCCCCTGCATGTCGTCAATCGTCTCGTTCGCCAGTTTCAATTTATGGGTGGCGGTATCGCGCTGGTCTTTGTAGGTGATGGCGTTATTTCGGTAGTGATTAGCCAGCCTACCGACAACAATTAGAGAGACGAGCAACAGGCCAACAAACATCGTTTTCCAGTTGAACATCATGACAGGAACAGCGCTCTTTCTCGCCGCCTCCGAGGAAGGAGAATATCAGGGTCTTTACCAGCTTTTTTCCATAGCAGGAAAGCATCTGCTGCTGCCTGGTAATTCTTTAAATTCAACTGACGCAGAACGGTAGAGCCAGCAAATGCTGATTTTCCTATATTGAATATCAGGCTACATAGTGCATCATACTGGTTCTGATTCAGCGTGACGCGAACAAGACTACTTATAGCATCTTCAACCCACTGCAAATCCTCTTTAAGCAGTTCAGACGATTTTTCGGATGTGATTGTCATCCCTGATACGACAGGATTACCATCCACTTTTCCGGTATGCCCAACCCCAATGGTTGGTATCCCCCTGCTATCTGGATAGGCTTTTAGACTCTCACCTTCTTCACGTTTTAATCTGGTGATTCCGTTACTGCTGATTTGCATCATCGACTCCGGCTTTTTTAGCAGCGAAGCGTTTGATTAGCGAACCAATCGAGTCTGTGCCGATGTAGCCGATAAATACACTCGCTATGTAAGCAAGATTGCTACTCAGTCCGGCGAAGACTAAAAGGTCACGAATGAACCAGGCGATAATGGCGCACATCGTTGCGTCTATTAGTGTTTTCTTAAACGCACCGCCATTATACCGACCGCGAAGGTACGCCATTGCAAACGCAAGGATGGCCCCGATGCCCTGTTCCTTTGCCGCCATCATGGCGGTTAACAGATCATGTTTTTCTGGCATCTTTTTCATGTCTTACCTCACGACCGTGAGGATTTGTTCAATGTTATGAATTGGTTGATATTGGAAAGAACAAATCCAGGATACAGTGATTAGTAACGTGGTTTGTTCGTGACTAATGGCATGAGCAAATCAGGCAGGAGGCTGTTAGCGCAGTCTCTTGCCACCCATCTTCACGAAGCCCTGCCATAGTGCTGGGTTTTTCATATATGTAAAACGCCCTACTCGTAACCACGAAAGTTAGAAGGCATCTGAGATGTTCTGGTGTTTGGGAGGGCGCTTTCAGAAATGTCGTGCCAGAAATGCAAAAAGCCCGTGGTTTTTGCCTCGGGCTTTCTTTTTAATCCACCTTAACAAAGGACGGATTTCTACTGTTAGGGTTATGATATTCTACTTTTCGTCATTTTGCAAGATGCAATCGTTATCGGAATAAAACTTAGCTGGTAACTTTCGATAAAACTACATTTGCAGCAGACTCCTCCATTTCAACCTTGCTAATTAATGACTCATAGAATGGCTTAATAGCCTTATCCCATACGCCTGGTGAAATTGCAGCGGTGAACTGACATATCGCACGAAAGCATGAGGCCGCAGGTATGCGCTCATACCCACGCCCTGAGCACTGCTTGCAGGATGAATAAACTGGAGCGCCCTGTAGTTCTGATTTCTTCCTGTCCAGCGCTACGCCACGCCCACGGCATTTAACGCAAGATGTAGATACAACACCTGCGCCATTGCATTTAGTGCATAGTGATTCCGTTACCTCCACAGCCGTCTTTGCAGGAGTTTTCTCTCCACACCCGGGATGTTTAACGATCCGCTTCTTTTTCCTTAATACTCCGCGCCCCTTGCAGCACGAACACATGACATTACTAGCTGCCGACCGGCAGTAATCCTGATACGCGAAAGTTGCGAGCGTTTGCACTACTTTCCCTTTAACATTGGTATCAAGTTTGCGCAAGGCAGCCACCTTGTCGCAATGCTTCATCCCATGCTGTACCAGTAACTGAATTGCCTTACGCTTATCGTTGTCGCTCAGGTTCATCTTGCCGCTGAAAGCACTGAACCCGAGCGGAGCGCGACTTTGCGCCATACCAAATGCTGCCATCACATCGGTATTAGTCAGTGAGTCTGATGCCGTTGCTCTCGGTGAATCTGATAGTTGAGGAGACTTCGGAGAGTGGAATTTCACAGTGTTTTCCAAATTCATGCAGCATCGCCTCCCGATGTCTTGTTCAATCCAAGCCGGTTCACCAGTTCGCGCTCTCGCTCATGCAGATATTCCATTGCCTTCTGGTGTTGCTCCGTCATCTCTCTGACGCTGCGTAATTCAGCCTCGTCACGTTCACGCTGCTGTTTCGCCTGGTTAATGCTGGTTGCGGTCATAAATACCTCTCCCGCCCTGATGAATCATTAAAACGCCGTTAACGATGGCGTGATGCCTGGCTTCTTTGTCGTACAGATAACGCCTGACTGTGTTGCGGTGGCACGATAAGCGCCGAGCGACTTCTGTCTGGTTTCCGTATGTCTCAATGAGTAACTCTGGGATGGTTTTGATAGATGGAGTCATGCTGCCTCACTTCTGCTTTCACACAGGTCTTTAAGTTTCTGCTGATACTCCGCCTTGATCGCCTTGCACTCTTCGACAGTCCAGCGATGGCGGTTATGGTTTGATTCGATTTCGTCTACCGCGGCCTGACCGATACGGTTAATAAGCTCGACGCGATACGGAACGAGATTTCCGCTTTTGTGCTGGTTGCACACCACGCATTGCTTGTGAATATTGCGTTCATCAAATCGGAGTTGAGGTGCCGCAGCAGTTGTCCGGTAATGTCCGGCATCCCACTGAGCAGACGTGAGCGTTCCGCACGAGATACATGGTAAGTCTCGGTCTCTTTCTCTGATGTAGGCGTTTACGGCTTGTTGGGCTTGTTTAATCCAGTAACTGCGGGGCTTTAAGGCGAGTTTTCGAATCTTCAGTTTATCTTTCTGTTTCTGCTCCTCTCGTCGTCGTTTCTTCTCTGCTGCTTTTTCCGCTTTTTCGCGTTCTTTGCTTCGTCGCTCTAGTGCTATCTTGGTTCCACACTCTGGAGAGCACCACCACTGATTAGCGAATGCAGGGTGAAACCATTCCCGACATTCTTCGTTTTTACATCGTCTTCGCGCTGGTTTAGCCATCGTCTTCTTCCTCGTACATTGAGCTATTCGGATCGCTCATCAGTTCTGCGCAACAGTGATCACACACGTGAACTTCCAGCACATGCAACTTCTGACCGCAGTTAGCGCACGTTAAAGCTCGCTCGACGCTTTCTTTCTGGTATTGCAGGATTTGAGTTTGGCTAAGCATGGCTATCACCACCTACAAGCCGCTTATAGGCATCAATATCCCTTTTCGCTTCCCCTAGTCTTCGTTTTAGCTCAGTGTTTTCTGATTCCAGCTTTTCAATGTCCTTTTGGTATCGATTTCTATGTTCTTCCCAAGCGTCCCGATACGCTTTCATTTTTGTTATGGTGGATTTTCGTTTCGCCTGACGAACTGCATGATGGTTTTCAATAAACCAGTCAGGGTTATTAAATGCGGCACGCGCGCATTCATACCAATAATTTGTTGCTTCTTTGTTTAGCCAATAAATACTGATAAACGGCAACCGGATGGACAGCATTTTCCGTTGAGAATCTTTCTGTCCAAACATGTGCCCTTTTTTGATGCTCAGGCCAAATCCAGGTTGAATTAAAAGCATTGTCATTTCCTCGCACGATGTCTTAGCCACCGGATATCCCACAAGTGAGCCGTGTAATTGAAGGTTTTTACGTCAGATTCTTTTGGGATTGGCTTGCGTTTATTTCTGGAGCATTTCGTTGGAAGGTATTTGCAGTTTTCGCAGATTATGTCGGTGATACTTCGTCGCTGTCGTGCCATACGTCCTCCTTCGTCTCTGGCAGCGGGAAATTACCTACTGGCGACCGCTCGCACCGGATGCACCATCTGCACCAGTACGGTTGATCGGGCCGGAATCGGTAATCGTCTTTGCATTCTCCGCAGCGGTAGCAGTGTTTCATGCGGCATCCTGTCCAAAATCAAAGTCAAGTTGTCCGCCAAATATTTCACACGATTCCGAGCATGAGCCGGTATCGAACCGCTTCGCTCTAACCATTTCCTGATAAAGCGTCTGGTAATCACCATCGGCGTACATTTTGGCGATCCCATCAAGTGACAGATGCCCCCTATACATCACCTCTTTAGATGTTTGTCTGTGGCCATCACGCACATGCGCACCGGTAATCACTTCGTTGAATACACGTTCAAGACCAGGCTCATCTTTGCAGGCCAACCCTATCTTCTGAGTTGATTTTTTAATGCAGAAAATACAGTTCCCAAGATGCTCAGGGATTTGTAAATCGAAAGGTTGTTCTTTCCACCAATCCAGAATGTCACTTTTTTCGAAATCGGAGAGTTCAGCCAGATACCTGATTCCCGGCTTTGGCTTCAGCCGCTTTGTTTCGTCTGCTCGAATTCCAATCCATGTGGTGTAATTTCCGCGACCAAAATGGTCATCACAATATTTAGTGAAAGGGACAAGTTTTAGCCTGTCGGTGCAGAACGCGCCGCCGACATACGGAGTGCCGTATTTCTTAACCATGTCGATAAATGGTTTTAGCACTGGCATTCTTGTCTGGATATCCTTTGGCTCCCATACCGTATAACCATTTGGCTGCCCAAGCTCTGGATTGATATCTACCTGCAATACGGTGAGTGGTATATCCCAGAACTTCACAACCTCACGAACAAAACGGTACGTCATTGGATGCTCGCAGCCGGTATCCATGAAAACGTAATGAACGTCTTCACCTGCCTGTCGCTTTTGCTCCATTAGCCAGAGCAAATATGCTGACGTTCTGCCACCGGAGAAACTAACGACATTCATCATGCTGCTTTATCTCCCCATCTCGATTTCCATTCCAGCGCCAACCGGGCTTCGTCTGACCACTTAACGCCGCGCTCTGTACCGAATGCCTGTATAAGCTCTAATAGCTCCGCAAATTCGCTTACACGCATCCTGCTGGTTGACTGGCCTATTACTACAAAGCCATTCCCGGCAAGGTTAGGGACAACATCCTGCTGCTTTAAGGCTGCGGTAAACACACACTTCCAGCTTTCAGCGTCAAGCCATCGTCCATGCCAGTTAACCTGACGTGAGACATCACCAAGGCAAGCCCAAAGCTTCCGATTTTGGTCTAAGCTGCGGTTGCGTTCCTGAATGGTTACTACGATTGGTTTGGTTGGGTCTGGAAGGATTTGCTGTACTGCGTGAATGGCATTTTGCTGATGTGCTGGAGATCGAATTTCAAAGGTTAGTTTTTTCATGTCTTCCCTCTCCCCCAAATAAAAAGGCCTGCGATTACCAGCAGGCCTGTTATTAGCTCAGTGATGTAAATAGTCATACGTCAGCCCCTTGTGCATATCGCTTTCTGCGTCCAGCAGGTGCATTTGATGCCGTGCAAATCTGTCTGGCTTCGTCCTGGTCACATGCAACAAAGTGTCCGTTGCAGAACCGCTGGTAAACCGTACCAAGCGAGCCAAAACGGTTTTTCGTCACGATGATTTCAGCAAATGGCGCGGCGCTACTGTTCTCGTCATATACCGCTTCCCGATAGAGCATGATGATTGAGTCTGCATCCTGTTCAATGCTTCCTGAATCACGCAAATCTGCGTTTGTCGGGCGCTTGTTTGGCCGCTTCTCAACATCGCGTGAAAGCTGGCTTAGGGAGATAACTGGAGTTTTCAGGTCTTTCGCCATCGCTTTCAGGCTACCGGAGATATGTGCTATGGCGAGGTCATTACGTTCCGCTTTTGGTTTATCAATTAGCCCGAGATAGTCAGCCATAATCAGTGACAGATTAGGATGCTCCTGCTTGTGGCGTTCGGAAATGGACCTGATTTCTTCGACAGACAAACGCGATGCGTCAACTACCCACACATCCAGATCTGCCAGCAACTTCATCCCGCTTGCAACTCTCGCCCATCCTTCATCGTCCATACGTGACGGGTTACGCAGCACACTGACCGACATCATTCCTGCGCCGGCAATCCCTCTCTCAACAACCTGAATGGCGCTCATTTCCATCGAGAAAATCAACACACCGCGCCGGACGCCAGAACCAGGAATAACACGACTTGCCACGCCTTCGGCTATCTTCAGCGCCAGTTCGGTTTTACCCATACCTGGACGAGCAGCAATAATCACAAGGTCTTCTGCGTTCATCCCTCCGGTGATAGCGTCAAGCTCTTCGATTCCGGTCTTCAGGGTATCCGACTCTTCTCCGTTCCTCAGACGCCTGTCAAGCGTGTCAGTGTAATCACTGATGATTTCCCCCAGTCGCACAGGTTTAACCTCGTCACGTGGCTTCCTGATGGCTGAAAGGCGCTTAACTAGATCGTCCATCGCTCTACCTGAAGCATCCAGCGTGCCGTTACTGATTGGCTCTCGCATCTCATCCAACAGCTGTAAAACCTGACGCCGTTGATAACTGTCTGCAACCATTCCGGCATAACCTTTCAGGTTTGCAGCGCTGGGACATGACCGCGCAGTCATCATCACCGCCGTTGCGTATTCATCCCCGCACTCCTCGGCCACCATCAGTCCATCAATCAGGTTCCTGTTTCTGGCCTGCTTTCGAATAACTTCAAAAGCTTTCCGGTAAAGCGGAATTGAGAATGCTTCAGGCTCCAGCGTTGCCAGAACGTCACTCGCGGTTGGTGTTAATCCACCAATCAGCAAGCCACCGATAACGCTCGCTTCGATATCCTGTCTCATGCAATCCCCCTGTCTGCAAACTTCCCTTCCCGAACTCCCGTTAACGAATCATCCCTCAGCAGGTAATCAAAATCGGCCGTCCAGCCTGTGTCGTTGTCTCCGAAGTAAAACGGCTTGGCCTGATGCACAAACGCCCTGACATACGCCCTGAAACCGTCCACGTTTGGCGTTTTCAGTTGCGGGATGATTTTCTTCAGGCGGCGTTTCCGTTTCTCGTTGACCGAAACAGCATGTGGAAGTCTGTCACCAACTTCGGTGTTGTAGGCGTTCAGGAAGGATTCATAGTCGATTCGTTCTGCCTTGCGACGTTCAGGTTTAACCTGCCCATTGCCGCCCCCGTTAGGGGGTAAGGGGGTATTTGTATTTATTGTCTTTTGTATATTGTCTTTTGTGTTTGACTGATTCGGTAAATTGGTTTTTACCGATTTGGTGAAGGTTAGTTTTACCGATCTGGTAAATGTTTTACCGAATCCGTTAACCTTCGTCTTCCACTCGGAAATATTTTTATTCATACCAACCTGACGCCCCACCTGAGTGAGAACCCCCATTCTGATAAGCTCGTTTTTGGCGGTAGAACATTTGGTTGGCGCCATGCCAGTGAGTTCAGCGAACTGTTCATTTCCGATCCAATCTATTTTTTTGTTATAACCGTATGTCTTGCGCCACACAGCCATAACAATCAGTAGCTGATGTTGAGTAAGCCCAGAAAGCATGACAGCTTCCAGCAGTGTATTTGCAGTCCGGGTGTAGCCATCGTCGAGTTCTGCCACGCGATGCTCCACAACCTCCAGATGAGGTTTTATTGGTGTAACTGTTGCAAGATTACTCATGACCTTTCCTCTTCAGTATTAGCTTCACTTTCTCCAACTCAGCCCGAAATCGACCAGGCTGTTTGAAGCTGGATAAGAACCGATCACGTAGTATGTTTTTGTGTAATTTGTCCTGGTCAGGACTGAGTTGTTTTGGCATAATTACTCCTGTGGATTGATCCAGTCTTTCTACATCAGGCCTCGAAGAATTCGCCGTTCTTCGGGGCTTTTTCTTTTGTCAGCAGATGCGCAACTTTCTTTGCCAGTTCTGCCAACTCCTCATCCTCGACACCCCACTCCAGAACCGCCAATAACATCCCAATCTTCGGAATGAAATCGCCTTTCCATCGTGAAATTTGAGATTCGTTAACGCCTAACGCATCAGCGACTTTCCGCTGACCACGAATAGCTATCCGGTTAAGGATGCTGCTGGTAATTGCGTTGGCTTTCTTGCGAGTGCTTGTGAGCTCCATATGTGAACATTCCTGTAGTTAATAGTTAGTTGTGGCTATGCGCACTGGCGCATAAACCTGTGGTTGATTTGTTATCTGGAGTTCGCTTTTCAGCGACGTAGGACGAATGTCCGTTGTTGGAAGTGGTGTTGCTTACGCAGCCTTTGGTGGAAAAAGATCGTCTATGGTTAGTTCGTAACCGTATTCTTTGAACGCATTGATAAAAGCGCGACAAAGATTGATGTCCATTCCCCTTCTGCCTGTCTCGTAATGACAAACTGCACCACGCGTACAACCGAGTACTTTCGCAAGATCTTCCTGCGTTAAACCGAAGCGCTCGCGAAAATTGCGAATATTATTCATAGGCTCCTCCCTACCAAATAGTATACACATCGTATTCAATATCGCAATACAGAGTTTACGAGTTGTGACTGTTCTTGTTTGATACAAATTGTATAATTTAAGGATGAAAATGAACTGGTATGACATAGCGAAGCAAAGGATTGATCAGCTTGGATTGAATCAGGATAAAGTTGCTGAACACCTTGGTGTAACCAAAGGTGCTGTTAGTCATTGGCTTAACGGAAGAAGGAACCCATCAATACAAGAAATTGGAGCAATTTTTCAATATCTTGGCGTTACAGACGTGAGGTTCAACGCTGACGGAACCTTTAGCGTTGGCGAATCAACAGAACAAAAGCCTGTTAAACCTCAATTTGAATACCCATTCTTCTCTCATGTTCAGGCTGGAATGTTTACCCCAGAATTTCGCACATTCACCGAGAGAGATGCAGAATGCTGGATTAGTACGACCAAAAAAGCCAGTGATTCATCTTTTTGGCTTGAAGTTGAAGGCCACTCAATGACGGCTCCAGCGGGATCACGACCAAGCTTTCCTGAAGGAATGCTGATTCTTGTAGACCCAGAAGATCCTGTAGACCCAGGCGATTTTTGCATTGCAAGGTTATGTGGTGATGAGTTCACTTTTAAGAAGCTCATCAAAGACAGCGGACAAGTATTCTTACAACCGCTAAACCCTCAGTTCCCAATAATGCCATGTAACGAACAATGCAGGGTTGTAGGTAAGGTTGTAGCCAGCCAATGGCCTGATGAGATATTCGGGTGATGATGGATAAGGGATTAAGTGTGATGAATACAATCACGATTGATAGCGTGGATGCATTAGAGGGTGTTTTTCATCGCATCCAGTCGGGTGAAGAGATTCTGATAGAACAGTTAAAAATTGAGCTATTCGAATCTGTTAAATTTAAGATTTTCGGTGATGAAACACGCTACAATGGTACGCTTCCGGCATCTTTGGCTCAAGGCATCTGTGAGTTTCAGAATGAGATGTATAAGGTTTATACTCTAATTAAGTATAAAACCGATAACTTGCAAAGACTGGGCGCACAGGATAGAGAAGATGCGGAGATTGTATTCTCTATAAAGCCAGGCTGCACAGAGATCATCACAGCCCTGAAAGATTTAGCTGAAGCTTGTGGTAATGCATTTGATAAGGTGACACAAGGGATGAGCCCAACCCAAAAAACAACATGCTTCTTGTTCGCTGTTGCCCTATTCGGTGGGGCATGGGTTGGCACGTCTTATCTAAAATCTGAGGCTGAAATTGCAGTAAAGCAGGAAGAAACAAAGCAGCAAGAAGCTAAGATAAAATCGGAGAACGAAAGGCTTACCATTCTTAAGGATGGGATGCTTCAGGCCATGAGATCAAATGCTGGAGTAGATACTATCGAAAGAGCGGAGGGTATCCAAGAGCACGTTTCCAAGGCATATACCGGAGTGCTCAAATCAGTAAGCGATGCCGATAGAATTGAAATTGATGGTGCGACAAAGCTCAACCTTTCTCAAAAAGATGTGCATGAAATAATCAAAAACCCCATCGAGAAGGCCAAAAAAGAAGAGCGTAATCTGGAGTTAGTGATTGATAGTATCAAGCGTACCGCAGAAAAAATAACGTTAAGCTGTCGCGAACCATCCAGTGAAGAGAGCTTTCCGGTTTCAGTTGACACTTCGTTTATAGATGACAAAGATGAAATCGCTTTATTGTTTGACGCCATGAAAGAAAACAGAACAGTAAAGATATTAGGAAGCTACACGATACGAGCTGGCGTAATCGAAAATGGAAACGCATCAACTATAGCTCGCCCATAATCTCAACCCGGCCACCGCGCCGGGTTTTTACTGCCTGTCGAACCCTACGTAAACCATTCGCCAGCCAACGTAACTCATTGATAATTACGCCAACGCATAGCTATTTACTCCATTTGCCCGCCACCTTGTAACCACAAAGATATCTACTCTTTCGGCAGTGTCAGAACATCAATAGCCAGTTCTACGGCCAAGTCCACATCATCTTCCTGCCACAGTACCTGAATCATTTCTATCAAAGCTTCACGCGAAGGTTCGCGCTGCTCCACCAGTACCTGCATCAGCGCAGTACCGAGAACCTCAACCACTTGC